ACTGCCAGAAGAATAAAGTGATAAAATTTATCTTTCTTACTATCATAATTAATAGAATTAAGATTATTCCTACAAAGGTAAATTTCATTACCAAGAATAAGTTTAAAATCCTTCCACTTTTCATCCTTCGCGCGCATCTTTTCAACATACTTAATTGCTTTAATATGCGCATTAACAGTTTCGTGGTCTGTAATAGCAATGCCAGAAAGACCTAACTCAAAGGCATATTGAATTAGGTCTTCTACTTTATTAATACAGTCAATAAGACGTGCATTTGAGCTTGCCGTATGATTGTGTAAAGAATAATATTTTTCAGACATAATATTCTCCTTTCATCTCTTTATATTTATTATATCATAAACTATATAAAAAGTCAATTAAAAATCCAATAATAATCTTTAAAAAGTTTTTGCTCTTTACACGCGGTAGATAATCGTCCTAAATTACTTTCAGAAACATTTAACCACTTACAAGCGTCTGTTAAAGTTTCAAATTCTTTAATTGCTTGTTTAGTTTCTTTATCTAAAGCAATAACTTTCTTTTTATTAGTTCTAAAAGAAATATTATTCTTTTTAAGTGCTTTACTGATTGTTTCTCTTGAAGCTCCAGTCAAAGAAGAAATCTCTCTAATTGTTTTTCCATCTTGATAAAGTTGAATAAAATTTTTATCTCTTTCCAAATTTTTATTAGCTTTTTGATCAATTTTATCTTTTGCTTTTTTATTGGCTTCTTCATCTTCTAAAAAAATCCAATGTAATCCCCAAGCGTTTGTAAAATCTCCATTAAGATGATGAGATAAGGTCGCCGCGTCTTTTTGATATTTTCGCGCTGCCGCGGCGACAGAAATAAATTCTTCTTCAGTTTCTAAACATTTGACTTTTTTAGTATAAATATTTTCGCTGAAAAAAGAGCAATTATATCCATTTTCTACTGAATTATATTCAGCAATCAACTTGGCCTCTAATTCAATCGCTTGTTCTTTTGTTAAATTATCATATAAAACTTCATGAGAAAAATTTTCCCATCCATATTTTTGAATTGCGTTAAAAAATTTAGGTTGTTGATTGTAATTATGTCCTTCATGTCCCCAACGATGAGAAATTTTTTGACTTGTAATGCCTATATAAACTTTTTGATTTGTCAAATTAGTATGCTTATAAACGCAATAATTTTTAGAAAGCATATTTATCTTCATCTCCACTTAATTCATAGTCGGTGAATAGACACTGTAAAGTTTTTCTACCCGCCCATTCATTAAGTACGAATTTACCATATACAGTTAGCTTTTTTGTACGGTTTTGAGAAATTTTTTCAATAAAGTCTAAATCTTTAAATTTTACATAATCTACGCCGCCGTAAGAAATCTTAATACTAGACTTATCTGCACCCATAATTAATATATTAGATAATTCAATACCTTCAATTACCACATTAATTTCATCAATACCATTGCCGAAATATTCAGGGTGCCCGGCAAGTTTCATTCCAATAGGAATGAGGTCTTGATCTTGGCTCTTAAAAATAAAATCAACAAGATAACAACTCTTGAAAGATTCCTCAGACAAAGTAGTATTGGAATAGTTTAAGAATGAATTTAGTTTTTGTGCGTCAATACTATAACCAGCGGCAGCATTGTGTCCCGCGACAAAATTAAAATAGTTACTATTTTCTAGGAACTCTTTAAAGTTAGGTAGCTCAGCAAAGTTTGAGTCACTTCTCATAGAGCCTTGTAGAACATCTTTGCTATTTCTACGGGCAATAAGACAAGGTTTATGATACTTGGTAACTACTGCCATTGCAACAAGGCCAGAAAGTTCTTGAGGAATATTGTCCTCATCATCAATTTCTACAACAATAATATTATTCTGTAGAAGATCATCCTTCTGGATTTTGAAGTCAATTAGGTCAAGTGCTTTTTCTTTAATCTTGTTCTGGCGATTCTTCGCGTTTGCGCCTACGCGCGCGGTTTGACCGGCGGCAGTTTCAGTGTCTCCTTCTTTCGCTCCTCGCTTAGTGCTTTGGACTACACGGTTAGGTTCAATAAAAGCGTAGAACATAGTTTCCTTTTCTTTAATAGTGCCTACACGAGTAATTGCATTAATTAGCGGAGCAATATAGAAAGCAATATCAATTGGAGTTAAACCAAGATAAGGATAGGAAGCTTTATCTTTTAAAGAGAAAGACTGCGCTTCAATCAGTGCAATTAATCCGCCATTCTTAATATTTTGAAGGCCCTTCATCATAAGGTAATTAGTTTCACTGGTTGTGCGTTTCATAACATCAGCAATAAGACCAAGAGAAACAAGGTCAATGTAATTACCTGCTTGTGAAATACCAAATATATGATCTAATACTTGGCAAAACTTATATACTACGCCTGCGCCACAAAGAGTCTTATTAGCATAACGTGGAGATAGCTGATTATTAATTACTACAGTATTAGAGGCTGTAGAAATAATAGGATTACCATCTTCATCAAACATTTGTTCGTGGTGGTCTAGACAAAGTACATCAGTGTTTACTTCTTGTAAACGTAGATGATGTTCAACATCATAAGAAGCGCTGTCAGGGCAAACAACTAAATCAAACTGTTCTACATCAGTCAGCCATTCAATTTTATCTGAAAGGCCATGCTGCTTATGGTCATGAACAGTAAAATGTAGGTCAGCATCAGGATAAATAGCTTTAATATAATTCCAAAGAATCGCGGAACTAGTATATCCATCAGCATCACAGTCTACAATAAAACAGATTTTACTATTTTTCTGTAAATGATTTACAAGCATCGTGGCTCCAAGTTCAATATTTTCAAGGTCATAAGGTCTTAATTCACAATCCTTTGTAGGATTCAGAAAAGATTCAATATCTTCAACTCCGCGAAGGGTTAGAATATCTTCAAGACAAGTTTCAATATCTCTGGGTTGGATTGCATTTCTTAGTTTATAATTCATATTTACCACCTAACTTTAATTCTCTTTCTATATAGTTGTTCAAAAATTTCTTGTCCTCTATCATTGGGAGCATCTTTCAAACCGAGTAGATTTTGCTCGTCATAAATATAAGAGAAAGATGCGAGATATTTATATTTATTACAAATGTCAGAGAGTTTCTTTTTATATTGTTTTGCTTTTGGGGAATACAATTCTTCATACTCTTTATCAAAAGCAACTACAATTTCATTTACTCCTAACAACTTAATTAACAAAGCAACTTGATACTTATTCAAGTTTGAGCCGCAACACGCAACAGCGACACTATCTTTTCCATAAAAAGTTTCATCCTTTAAAACGGATTTCTCACTTTCAAAAATAACCGCGCGCTTATATTTACGAATTGCGTCCTGATGTTGATATAAACCATAAAGATTGAATTGAAGTTGATGAGCATAAATTGTTTGACCAATAGTAATCGGTCTATACTTGCCAAGTTCAATATCACTCTTTTCTAATGCGCGCCCGCGAATACCTACGAGCCGCCCATTAATATCAACATGCGGAATAATAATTTTATTTTGACCGATGGAATAACGAATGTTGAAATTTTCCATTGCTTCTTTACTAATACCTTCTTTCAACCAAAGAGGATGATAATACTCAGTAAAATAAGAAAGAGTTGCAGAAGGATATTCATCCAACTCCTGAATCGTGTTATCCATCATATATTTTTCTTTATTTAAATCCAGATAATTAGATTTCTTTTTTTCTCTAATCTGGATATTTGTTAAGAACTGTTTTACATAAAGCTCAGATTCTTCAAGAGTAATGTCGTATTCATTTAATGACATATATCGACAATACAATTCAAAGATTGACATACTCTCGTTACATTCGGTATAACAATGAAATACTTTATAGTTATGATACCAATATAACTTTCGAGTTTCTGCCTCTTCAAGAGGATTATGGCAGATAGTAGGACAGATAAGATATGTCTCAAATCTGTCTACCTGCACACCTAAACTTTCCAAGAAACGAGCAACGTCCTCAATACTTAATGAGTCAATGACTTCTTTTGCACTTAGACTATTAAGTAATGTTGCGTCATCGTTTCTTTCAAAATTAAAACTCATAAGTCTCCTTTCTAATCAGTTCTTCTGGTTTAACATATTCATCACGCCAGTTAAACATTTCCTCAGAAGAATCATGAAAAAGGTCGATAATTTCGTTTTCATTCATCGGTTCATTATCCATGCGAGTCATATACAAATCTTTTCGCGCGCCCATACCTAAATCAATTTTACACCAGATACGGACATTCTTATACTGACCACGACGCATTTTATAAATGTCGATTACATGAGTTGGTTTCTCTCCATTATCTGTAATGACACCAGTTCGTGCAGCATTCGCCAATCTACCCTGTAAAGACTCATACTCTTTATCATCTACACGACTAATGATACAACCCATGTCAGCCTTATCGACAATCGCTCGTGAACCACGAATACAACTTTCATTTTTAAATCCTTCTTCAAGCATTGCGTTCGCATTAACCTGAGTTGAAGATGAAATGAAAATGTTATAATCTTTTGCTAACTGTTTTAACTGGTTTGATAACATCATTAGAACTACCATGTTAATCCATCATTTCTGATGGCATAGACTATTT